AGTTCCACCAATACCAGAGGCTCCAGTAATACCGATACCTGAGGCACCTGTAGGGCCAGTCGAACCGCTTGGGCCAGTTGCTCCAGAAGGGCCGACGATGGATAAACCAGTAGGCGAAGAGTTGAAAGTGAAACCACCAACCTTAAGAATAGCATTTCCGCCCGATGTATAGGCGTGGAAGCTGGTAGTTCCGAAATTGATGCCCGTTCCAGAAGGGAAGTAGAGTTGGTGGGCGTGAATGTTGCGATAAGGATAGTCAACAGAGCCTAAATCCTGAAGATAATAGGAGGTAGGTAGCAAATGTGTGCCAGAAATCAAATAGCCACTGGCTGCTAGCGCAGGGACTAAAACCTTTGCGATATAGCCAGAAAGTTCCGTTTGATTTATTTGTCTAAGTCTTAATAAGCTATCCATACCTTAAACCACTTATAGTTAATTACACGAAAAACGGTGCAAAGGTATCGTATTGTTCGTCAGGCTGCGTGGTTATTTCCCTGTAAGCCTTCATAAGCCAGCAACCCAACATGAGGGCAGTGTAACTATCGCGCCTCATACGGTCTGCCGAGTTATTCTTCTTAATCATCAGTGGAAGGTCGAATGTCTGAACGCCTTTGGCGGTCGTTTTGACTTCAATGGATGCACATTCGTATTTAACTTGGGAGATTAAGTAGTCTTGTTCAGTGATAAAGTCGTAAAGAGTCTCACCCTTAGCTTCACCTTCCTTGGATAGCCCCAAAAGGTTAAGGTCTAAGTTTGCGCTAGAGGCTGCTGTGAAAGCTGGCCCGTTAGCTTTGATTTTACCAGCGAACCAAATCTTCTTGTAGTCGATACAGCCCTGCAACCACTCGTTACCCTTACGAATAAAGTCAGTGGTAAAGTATTGAGTGAAGACAATCTTCTGATTGGTCTTGTTGTAGGTGCGTTTAGCCTTCTTTAGTTCCTCATTGTATTCATCACCATCCTTCTCAGAGGTAAAGTCGAATATCTTGAGTTCAATTGGGCTTGGTTTATGTCTCTTAAAGAGTTCAGATTCATTGGCGGCGTCGATAAACTGGTAACCAGCATAGTCGATGCAAATCATTTCGATATTGAAGTTCGTTAAGATGTAATAGAGATACTTGATATGGTCTTTTAGGTCTACGCCTGCCTTAGCGTATTGGTGGACGATGGTGCCCCCATTCAAATCCTCGTCTAGCTCGATAACGCACATGGCGAAATGGTCGGCGGTATCAGAATTGGAGAAGTTAGGGTCGATGGATAGGAGATACTTCTTAGCCTTATCACCTTTAACAAGTAATGTAGGTTCTTCCCCATCTTTTACTGTGCATTCAATCATTTTGTTCATGGAGAAGTAGGAATCCGAACCGTCTATGAACTGTGCGCCATATTCGCGAGCGAAGTTGGCAGAGTTAGCAGCGTCAGATTGGGCCACTTCAATAACGGACTTATCCATCATTTCAGAAGGAATGGCGTTCCATGCTAGATTGCTGACAAAGTAGGTAACACCAGCCTCAGAAGGGGTTGGGTCATAAATAGCGGAGGCATATTGCTCAAATTTCTTATAGAGGTATTCGCACTTGTAGCTGGCAGAGGACAAACCAATCATTTTGGCGTTGTTCTTAAACTCCTGCCTCTGGCTTTCCTGCATGACACCCCTAGCAATGAGTTCATCTTCCTTAGCGCGGATTTTGATACGCTTTTCCATATCCTGAGGGGCGACCAAGTAAGGCATGAGAACCTTCTCAATCATTTCCTCGGACATAAGCAGGAATTCGTCGATGACTAGGACGTTAGCACGGAAACCACGAATCTTTTCGCCGTTAAGAGGAATAGCTACGATGGAACCACCATTGATTTGCCATCTAAATTCGTCATTACGCTGAATCTTAGCCCCAAAGCAGTCAAATAGGAGTTTGGCGTCTTCACGCTCTACCGTTTGGGTAATGTAGTTAAAGATAAACCTTGCAGTTCTGAAGGTAGGGCCTGCAATTAGGATGTTGGTTTTAGGTTCAAAGATACATTGAAGGATACAATACATTGCCGCGCAGAAGGTCTTACCAACACCACGACCCCATACGCACAGGCTGTAGTTCCTGTTCAACATTCCCTTAATAGTGATGATTTGATAAGGGGCCAGTTTGATGCCAGATAGGAGTTCTGTAGTGAATCCAACGTTCTGGCGCAAGAACTTAGCTAAGGTAAGACGAGCCATGTTGTCGTCTAGTTCACCTTTGATTTCGGCTAGTTCCTTATTGAAGTTTGTTACTGGCCTGATGTATTTTGGGGGTTCATACCACATAAAGTTAAGATACTGTTTGTCACCCTTCTAATTTCGTCTAGCTCTTTGGCTATTGAATCGAAACGCTGCTTGTATTCGCGCTCTGCACTATTGTCCTCGAATTCTTGGCATTCTGTAATCATATTGCAACCCAATGTTCGATATTACACATAATTAAAGATGACCTAAATCGTAAGCTAGTTGAAGGTCACACTCTTTGTATTCACAATTACTGGCAAATATTTTCTCAATCACTCGTGAAGCTTCTATTCTGTCATTAACAAATAAGAATTGAACGTTATCGAATTCTTCCATTATTTCTCTCATACCATAGAATACATGGTAGGGCGAAGACAGAATTGGTTTTTCATCCTTTTGCTCGCCACCATTAAGGGGCTTATTAAAAAACGATTTGCCAGAAAAATTCAAAACGTCTTCAAAACGCCCTTCAGTCACAACGATGACATAAGCCCCTGCGTTACGTGCTTTTACTAACTCCCGTTTAAATCGAGTAACACTTCTACCTAACGTCCCATGAAAATCGCCTACGTTTTTACGTTCGATATAGCATTTACAAGTAATTTCATCATCACTTAATCTATAGTCAGCATAAGACAAAGTTTGTTTTTCTGACTTTAGACTAAACGATAAGGGATTTTGTTCACGAGTGTCGTAATGGATTACGTATTTAGAAATGTTCTTGAGCGGTTTTGTAAAGTATAGTTTTGGGTATCTGACAGCCAACCCCACTGAGTCACATAAAACTTTATAACTACCAAACAATTTACTCAAATAAATCATTCCTGGAATAGGTAAAGACCTTAACTCTACTTGAGTAGGCGCATACTTTAGTTGTTTTCTTTCCTTACGTGAAAAAAAATAGCTTTTGATATAAACCCTAGCTTCATCCTCAGTAACTCGTTCTAGCCAACGTTTTAGATTATCCTTACTATTGAAATCGTTATAAAAATAGGACTCTTTATCACGAAACTTAATTGGTTCCCCTGAATACTTATCATGGCGGGGAAAATGTTTAAAATAATATTCCGACATGAGTAGTTTATGCGCCCTCAAATGGCGGTGTAAGCCCTCATCACTTTCAAATATCTGTTTACATTCTAAACAAACTAATTTATCCATACAATGCCTCTGCCTTGGTTAGACCCAAGACTTTAGACTTGATTTCGTCCATTGAAGTAATCTTCTCCACTTCCTTGTCGAGGGCCTTCTCTTCGATTTCGGCCAGCTTGAGCCATTCTTTGCGAGTCTCTTCTTCTTTCCATGCGCGGAAAATATTCAGCACGGACGCATTATCCTTGATTTGCTTGGACAACTTATCGGAACGCTTTTCGGTCAAGTCATCTAGTAACTTCTGTTGGCGCGAGACACACAAATTCAATTCGGTCGTAGCTTTACCAATAGCTTCGACGAGGGACATGGCAATCTTGGCACTTTCAGGGTCGGTCTGAGTTACTTCCTCAAGCATTTCCTGCAAACGCTCGCTGCGGCGTTGGGCCTTAAAGCCGATTACAACTTCGTTGGCCAATACACAGTATTGGTCTACTTCTTCTTCTGAGAGTTCTGGTTTATTATAGGTATAACGAATGAAAGCGTCTTCGAAAGATGCGCGGTCGCTTTCGTTATTATACTGGTTAATCTGGCGGATAACTCTCTTGTTGTGAAGGTAGTTAATGAGGGATTCGATGCCCTTTTTCTCGCGGGCCGAAAGGTTGTTTGGGTTTAGCCTGCCATTAATGTGGTTGTTTACTTTCTGAACACACTTGAAAACAGTCTGAGGGGGCTTATAGTCACCAGCGGGCACTTCTCCAAGGTCGGCGGCGATGGTAACAGTATCTCCTAAACTTTTAAGATACTCATTTACGGCGCGGGTTTCTGCATTGAGATTACTAAGGGCGGGGTTACTGAAAATGATACGTGCCATGTCTACTGGCCCCATTGTGCCAGCATTATTCTTAATGTAGTCCTTGTGCGCCTCTGATAGTTCTATCTGGATTGGCTTATACTTGGATTTAGTTTCGAAAGCGAGGTTGCGGGAAGCAAGAAAGGCCATGACTGCCTTACCTTCAGCGGTGCGCCCATCAAAGCCCTCACCAAAGACATGCGTGATTATGTCCTTAATGTTCGGCGGCTCGCTTGGGTTCTTATTCCAGAAGTCCAAAACGGCCTGCTGCTGCTCAGATGATAGCTCTATCTTTTCGCTCATAATATATTAAATTATATTAAAATATATCTATCTCCCCGTTCGTTATACACCGTTTTATCTTGATTATGATGGACTTACGAATGTTTTTGATTTGCTTATACCCTGGTTGGCGACCCCTTTCGTTGGAAATGTAACCTAATTTAGCGGCCACTTTCGACTCATCCTCATGTAAGATATAGAGTCCTTCGTAGACTTTATATTCAATAGGTTTGAGGATTTCCCTCATCTTAGCGTGGATTTTTTCGATGTGTGGCGAAATGTCTTGGTTCTCGTCCGAGATAGAGTGGACTTCGTTGGAATGATTTTCAATAGAGACTGGAAGTTTAATATTGTGGGCGGGCAGCTTTCGCTTTTGCCAATCTGCAAAGAGGGGACAGGATTCGCACTGTTTCTTGTAGATTTTGCACCCATCATTATCTTCCGCCGCATCGCATCTAAGGCATGGCCTAGCATAATTCCCATAGTTATTCCTAATCAGGTTCTTAATCTGTGAAGAAATGACGGCATTAAGCCAAGGCTGGATTGGCCTAGCAGGGTCGTATTGTGCCCATTTATTAAAGATGTGGATGCGGATAATCTGCGCCACATCATCGAAATCCATCCAAGCGAGAGAATTCAGGTTCCACTTATATCGTCTCTTGGCGATTTCTGCATCAATAACGGTTTTATAATCATTATAGTGTGGCTTCTTTTGTTTATTCATCAACGTTAATCGAGTGACTTCTCGTGTTATTTACCCTGCTCCCTGCCTCTTCTGCGAACTGCTTTTTAGCTTGTTCAGGAGTTAAATTTGCGAATGGGCCTTCGCCACGCGATTGGGCGGCGATTAGTTCTGGCGGCATGGTCTGTGCGATGATACCTAATTTATCTGCGCCCGCATTTTGTGGCTTGCTAATTTCTACATCAAAGCCTGACATTTGGCGGCGAAGCGCACGCACCTTGGCCCAATAACCCTCGCTGTCGATTTCTTCAGGAGCGTCATCGCCTCCCCCTACGGTGAATGGAGTAAAGGTAGGAATAGGGGCGGGCTGCGCTGCTGTTGGTGGGGCCGCGCTTAGTGACAAAAGATTAGTGCCACAGTGGGCGCAAAATTTTGCACCCGATGTTGATTGTGGCTTGCCGCAGTTGTGACAGAATTTACTCATAACGTTTTATTATAAAGAGCCATTACACGCAATTACAATAAATTACTATGTGTGTGTGATGGTTAAGAATGAGTCGGCCATCATTGAAAGATGTTTATCGTCTATAGCGCATATTTGTGATTTATGCGTCATAACGGATACTGGTTCAACCGATGATACTATCGTCAAGGCGGGCTTCTTTTTGCAGAAGGCTAAGATTCCGTTTAAGATTTACTTCGAAGAGTTCAAAGACTTCGGCACGAACCGCACAAAACTTCTTCAATATTGTTCGAATGAAAAGGACATTACGCACGTCTTAATGATAGATGCAGATGAAGTGCTCGTTTGTAATCCTGATTTTAGCGCAGAGAAGTTAAAAGCAGAATTGTGGGCGAACCCAATTGCGATTTACGATGTGCCCATGAAGGCGGGCATGTTAGAGTATCACTTGCCGCGCCTTACCATCAACGATGCAGGTTTCGAATACGTGGGTGTCACGCACGAATACTTGGATAGAAAAAATCTACCCTCTGGCTCGGTAAACGCGTTCCGTATCGAGCAAATCAATGACAGTCACAGGCGCAAGACCAATCAGAAGTTCGAGAACGATATAGTTCTGATGAAAAAAGAACTAGAAACAAATCTAAACCTTTCGGATTTACTACGTAACCGTTACTTCTTTTTTATCGCGCAATCACTTCAGGCCCTTGGGGAAAAGAAGGAAGCGAAAATGTTCTATGATACTCGCCTTAAGTGGTTGGAGGGCTGGATTGAAGAAAGTTACTATTGTCACTACCAAATCGGTCAAATGTTGGACGAAGAAGGTGATGTGGCGTGTATCTATCATTACATGAAGGCGCACGAGTTGTGTCCTTGGCGGGCCGAGGCTATCTACAACTTAACTCAATGCTGTTACAAGAACAGAATGGGCACCGTAGGGAAGATGTTCGAAGACCAATGGCGTGAGATTAGGAAGCCAGCGAGCGGCTTGTTTATTGAAGAAGAGAAGTATTATGATGTTGCGCCAGTGGCAGTCACTTAGCATGGAGGAAAAAATCGAATTCTTCGTTCGATGCCAAGACCTCCTAATTCGTCACCACCCTGAAAGCGAATTTATTATTACGAAGGAGAATTGGAATGAGAAAAAAGACTTCGCCATTGATTTTGTTAATCGCTATAAGGGTTGGGTATATTCAGATGCGACTATCTGTGCCCTCTTCAATAAAGTTAGAGTTGAAGACGAAAAAAATCCGACCAAAACCTTAAAGAGATATTACTTCCAAGAATCTGCGCCCGACTTCAACGCCTACTGCATCGACTTCGTAGTGTTCCGTAAACTAATAGACTGTATTGCGTTTTGTAAGTCGCAATACAGCCCTGAGATTAAATATGTTCTCTTTGTTAAGAACAATGAAGTGAAACTATATCCTACGGACAAGCTTCTAACCCATCTTAGTGCCCCTTTGAGTCACTTTGTTTTGGGAGGAAGCTAAGACGGTGGACTAGGAATCTGCACAATCCAGACCTCATAATGTCGGCCTCTTCAAATTTGAAGTAACGAATCCCTTGGCGGGCCGCTTCTTCATCATTGAACAATTCCACGAGGCGCGTAAATGCGCCCGACTTCCCATTAATGTCAGACTGCATAGGGTCTGCCAATACGAAGCACTTGGAGCGTTCGCCGATACGAGTAAGAGTAGTAACTAGTTCCTTTTGAGTAAGGTTCTGCGCTTCGTCCACAATAATGGCTTTAGCGGCCCACGATTGACCTCTGATGTAGTTAATTGGGAACACTTGCACGCGTTCTTCATTAATCAGACCGTCGATTTGAGGCTTCGTTAGAAGTTCATCCAGCTTATCCAAGAAGGGCACGCCGTAGTAGTAGATTTTATCATCTAATTCTCCTGGTAGGTATCCTAATTTGGTATCAGCAGATTCGACCGCGCTACGTAGATACATGATTTCTGCTACATTCTTATTGTTAAGAAGTTCCAGAGCACAGTAGGTAGCTAGAACAGTCTTGGCCGAACCAGCAGGGCCTTCAATGAAGATGACTTTCGTTTCTTTATCTAGGGCCAGCTTAATCAGTTCTTTCTGTTTGTCTGTCCAATTGAAAGGTTTTAACTCAAGCTTACCTTTTAACTTGTCCCTTTGGGGGATTCTAGGAGAAGTATCCTTTTTTTTCATGTTGGATTGAATATTCAACAGGTGGTTGTTCAATCTCAATGGAACGTTTGACAGGTGTCGCGCATCCCACTAAGACTAAAAGCATTAAAATTAAAAATACCATCTTGTGCATGACCATATTTCCGCTGGTGTTAGCTCTACTATAGAATAAGTCTGAGGCTCGTAGAATACTACTTTAATTTCATTATTGTGTCTCAAGATGATAACGTTAATGGAGTGGCCCGCGTTAACAGTAAGGGGACTACCAAACTCATTGAACGTCACATCCTTGCCCCTGATATAATCAAAGATACCAATAGCTATACCAGTGCCGCGCTTCTTATCTGAAGTCTGGTGGTGAAGGAAATTCATGTAGTGAACGGCGGCGTTGGAATACTTGTCACAGTCATTCTCATTAAGGATGTAATCATTCATGCCCATAGCGGCCATGTAGGAACGGAAGCCATTGGAAAACGCGCCCCTGACAAAGTTTAGGGACGGGCACATATAAGATTCGTCGCGCACTACGGTATAGAGAGTGTTCGTGACGCCCGCCTTCTCCATTGTATCTCTGATTTCTTTTGGAGTTAGGATAGTGTGGAATTCTGGAGACGCGCACACAGCCATAGGGGAGGCTAAGATAAGGGAAAGAAACGTGCGCCTATTCATATATTTAATTACACTACCCTTTTTCAAATTGGGAAAAACACCCTCGGGGATTTTTTGACCTTCATGTTTTTAGCGGGGCGGTTTTATCTATTAGATTTTGGTTTTTTCAAATAGGCGTCCGTGGATTTTTCGACCCTCATCTTTTTGGGCGGGCCGAAGGCAATTGGTATTTTGGGTTTTTTTGGGGGCGAGCGAAAAAAGATACCCCCGCGACTTTTGTCAACCTAAATCGTAAAATTTTTTCAGAAACTAGGGGGCCACCTGGCACGGCATTTGAAAGCTCCTGGACATCAACGACTTACGACCTGGCACGCTTCCTGCCATAGCAGATACCATGCCAACGAGTGCCTGGAATTGTCCTGGTGTCTAGGGGATTCCCCGATGCGTGAATCAGGGAAGAAAATACTGTCAAGGGGCTTGACTCTAGAAACATTTTCGCCGATTCTCTACACGTCAACGATAGGTTTGACACTTAAACAAAAAACAAAATGAACGCAACGAACGAACAAATCAGCATGACAGCGCAAAACATTGTAGACGCATTAAAGGCGCACAAGGGCACGCACAAGGGCTTGTGCTGGCGTCGCAAGGTTAAGACTCTGAAAGTCTGCACTGCCACAATCGAAAAGGAAACAAGGGCTTACGTGAGAGCGGGTATCAATTACGCTAACCTTGCCAGCGTCAAAGATGGCATTGCAAGCGGTGAACGTGGGGAAGTGCAGCCCTTGCCTTGGGGAACGTGGGCGCAATTCCCTTTCATTATCACCCATACCCCAAAGAATGGAGTTTTGACCGAATACGTGCGCCTGTATCCTGCTACGTTTGACAATCTTACAGACGCAATCCGCGTAAAATACTACATGAACGGTGTAGAGGTGAAGTATCAGGACATTGAACAGTTTTTGCTCGGTTCTGAGAAACGGAGCGACGAAGACGAAAAGCCCGAATGTTTCACCATAAAGGCGCAAGACTTGCGATGGGTTGACTAGTGGACACGGCCAGCCCTTAGGGGCTTGCCCTTTCACTAGCCAAAAGGCTAGACAACGCAAAAACTAGGAAAATACAATGAACGCAAAAGAACAATACAAACAAGCCCAACGCGCCCAACGTATCGCGAACCGTCCAGACAGGGCAACGCGCCTATACGTGCGCCGTGTCGTCATTCCTCGCAATCTCGCCTTACAAGCCCAAATTCACGCGGAGAATGCCCTACGGTATAAGAGGGTAGAAACGGCCCTTGACTCTTTGGTGCATCCTGCTATGCTGGCCGCGTAGTATGTTCGGAATAATTCTGATTGTCTTAATAGTGGGGGCACTACTCGTGCCCCTTTTTAAAAAAGATGAAAACTGAAAAACTCAGGACTTTACTAGACATGTCAAATGCGGCCCTTAAAGCCCTTGACAAAGGCGAGACAAGCGTCACCCGCGAACTACTGCGCGACATGCGCGGAATGCTCCAGCAATTGGGCGACACGTCCCCCATTGCTACCCTTAAACGTGCCGTGTCTGCCTACACTACGCCAAACTATTTTCCTTGGTCTAGTTTCTGGAATGGCTTGGCGCAACTACTTGAACGCCAGGAGTTTGCACAAATTCCTTTCCCTGCCCTAAGCGACAAGGGCACGCAAAACTTTGAGATTGAGTCAAAAGATGGCACAATAAAAACCTTTCTGCTCGTAACATGGTATAAAATGGAGAGCGGAAAACATGAATTCGTTGCCTATATCCACCCCTAAGCCAGTAGCAGGTTGCCCTGATTGGACTATTGAAGACGACAGGGCACCTAAAAAACTCAGAAAAAAACTGTTGACACGTCACAAACTATCTGCTAAATTTTGGCCAACATGAACGCAAAAAAACCTACTGCCACTCGATGGCTAAAAGAATACAGGGCAGGCAGACAATCAGGACTGCTACATAATGACTCTGACCCACTCTGTCAAGACAATTTACGAAAAATGCAATTGGGCATTAAAAATGACGTTTCTCTAGTGCGAGCATACTGGAAAGGTTACAAAACAGGTTACAATGAACGCAACAAATAATCAATTCGAATACCTTGACGACTCAGCCGAGGGTAAGCTTGCCCAAATGACACCAGAAGAGTTTGCGCCTGATTCTCAACTTGAGGCAGAGTATGAGGCACGCACCGAATTGCCTGACGATTTTTCCTAGTGCGCGTTCATTGCCTAGTGCGAGCCGTCCCTGAGTGGGGACGGCTTTTTTCTTTTTTTACCCTTGACAAGTAAATTGTTTCTGCTATAGTGGCCGCAACATGAACGCCAAAACATTAAAAGAGATTGCCTCAGGTATCAAAGTTGACTTTGTGCGCGTGGGCTTCAATCCTGAGACTGAACAGACAAAATGGGTTTGCCTGATTAATGGCCAATCCTTTGACTTCCACTGCGGATTGTTCGCGTGCATTCCTGAAAAGGTCGAGCGCGAAAAGCATTTGCAAATGTCCCTGAGCAAATACAAATACCCCTTGCGAGACTTAGAACGTCGCTATTCTATGGCCAGCCTTGGAAGCTTTGAGAAGGAACGCGCATTCAAAATGATTCGACAGGGCCGCGTCAAAGCCATTAAAAACTGGAACGTGCGCGAGATTCGCGAAGTATTCGAAGACATTTCGAAGCTTTGCGCCCCCACAGCGTATGATTTGCTCTATTGCCTCAAGAGCGATTCTGAAGCCCTCAGCATGTCCTTCTGCGGGAACTTCGGGTATGACAACGACTCAATCAAAGCCCTGAACATTTACAACGAATGCGTTGCGAGTGCCAGGAAATTGCAAAAAGCCCTTGGGCATGACAAGTTTAAGGAATTAATGGAGGCACAAGACGAGTAAGCCCTTGAGGGCCAAGAGTTTACGCCAGGACAAAGGCCAGGTTTAAAAACTTGGTCTTTTTTCTTTTTTCCCCTTGACAGTTAAGAATAAGTCTGATACCTTAGGGCCACGATGAACGCAACACAACGATTCAAACTCGCGAACAGTCTGACAGATAACGTCACTTGCCTACTGGCGAGGGCCGAGGGCATCATGGAAGCTTGCCAGAAGCACGGCGAAGTCAACTTGACTGATGTTCAATTGATATATGGCCTTGTGGCGAGTGCCCGCAATGCGTGCGCCGATGTTCGCACCGAAATTCTCGACAGCGTAAAGGAATAAGTATGGAACTTACTGAGATTCAAAACCAAGTAGTGGAAGCCCTGACAAAAAGGGGCTTCCGTATCAATATGATTCAAGCGGGCGACGAATCAGAAGGGCCAACGGTCTACATGTCAAGACGCGTCAAACACTATCGCACCCACTACGCGGAAGTAGACGACACTGGCCTAGTCAATGGCCAATCATTGGAAAAATTCACGCTCTAACCCATTCCAGGACAACGATTTACACCAGGCACTCCACTATTTGTGGGGTGCTATTTCCTATTTGGCTATTTGCCTTTGAAAGTCTAAGGGCCAGCCCCTAAGGGCCAGCCCTCGCTTGACTCAGCGGCCCTACTCAGGCACGTTGAAATGTTTCTTCCGCAATGCGTGCGCCTGTTTCTCAACACTGCTCAACAGGGCCGATGCGTCCATGTGGATACCGTCGCGAGTGATTCGCACAGGCACGCCAGCGAACTCGCGCACAATGCCCGTATGATGTTCCTTGACTGCCGCGAGGAATTGCGACGTGTGGACAATGGCATCGAAAATTTGCGTATCCTCGGTCACTTCGCGAGCGCGGAACTTGTCAGTCAGGGTGCCATTCTCATACGCATACAACCCCGATTTTCCATCCTTGTCATCCTTAACGCGCTCAACGCACAGGGCGTCAGCGTCATGGTGCATGACTGTTTGCATGTGGCCAGCCCAATGGATACCCATTCCAGCCAATGCGTTTTGAACGTGAACACTAACGGCTTGGCGTGCCTCGCCAAATAGCCCCGATAAGTCAAGCATGATTCGTTTCATTGGCGACACAATAGCAGAGTGCCAGGAATTGTCAATGATAATTATTCGAAAAAATCTTTTAAAATAACGTTGACACTTAAAGAAACCTATGATAGGCTTTTCCACGTTAAGAGTAACACTTAAACAATAAACGTATGGCACGCGAAGCAAGACAATCAAATAACTGGAACTACCAAGTTCGAACCGTCAAGCTGATGAAAGAAGACGGGACATGGACTGGCCTGTATGCGAACGAACGCGTTGACACTGGCAAAGTGTTCAATGACGTTGTGACCGAGCAATATGGCCTGATGCAAAACTCAGAACTCATGGACGCGGCACTCAAAGCCCTTTCCGCTCGTGGAATGACTGACTTCAAGCAACGCGTTTTCGTTCTCGATGATGGCGCGAAAATGTTCGCGGAATTCACATTCCAGAACAAACAAATCGCCAATGCCGTGGGCGACGTATTCGGATACAAGCTGACACTGAAAAACAGCTTTGACCGCTCAGTGAAACAATCCATTGACCTCGGCTTTCTCCGTTTGGTTTGCCTCAATGGTATGTCCACAATGGAAAAGGAATTCAGCATGGCACAAAAACACTTCAAAAACATCACTCCAAAGATGGTTGGCGAAGCAATCCAGCACGCTCTGGAGCATGGCCCCAAAGCCCTCGAAACCTTTGACGCAATGGCAAAGAAAGCCCTGACTGAGCCGCAAGGGGTTCTCATCCTGAAAAACTTGGCTGTCAAGGGCATTCTGAGCGATAAGGTTGCGGAAGGAATTGAAACCTTGTGGCTGAATCCTCGGCGCAATGAAGACAAGGAACGAAACCTTTACAACCTTTACAATGCGGCGACCGAATACCTGACGCACCAAGTTGAGGGTGAACGCTACGCCTACGCTCGCGCAACGAATCAGAGCGTTCTTTTGACGCTGGTCAACGCCACGCGCAAGGCTGAGACGTTCACCAAGTTGACAATGCCCCTGCCTCAGGAAAAGAAAACGGTGGTGACCGCCAGCGGCCCTATCATCGACGTATAAACCCTGACACTCTCAACAGCCCTGAGCCTAAAAAACTCAGGGCTTTTTTGTTTGTTGACATGTCAAGGATAATCTGATACATTAGAACCCTTATGACAATTCGCATTTCACTACCTAAGGATGCGAACGCCTCAAATGCCTACCTTGTGACGTTCCGCACTCATGGCCCTGAGGACATAAACAAACTCGCGCAAATGCTCTACGGCACGCGTTTAAACGCACAAGCTAGGGCGCATCTAGAGCAAATTGAAAGGTGCCAGGAACTCCAGGTCAAAAGAAATTTTAATTTCCCCTTGACAGTTAAGAGGAAATAGTCTAAGGTATCACCACTATGGAAAACAAACCGCAGAACGAACTAGAGCAAAACTTACAGGACATGCCCCTTCACACTCTCGCTCGCCTGATTAAGCGAGACTGGAAGAAAGTCTACTTCGGTGCCGTCCCTTACCTTGACGCGATGACCACAATGGTGAGTGTCAATGACAACTATGGTGCCGACGATGGAAAATCAATCGTGCGATACTTCCTCGGGAACGCGACGACATGGCGCGGCACAGTGGCCCGCGAAGTGAAGAAAGAACTAAACCGCCGAGTCAAGTAAAAACAGGGGGCGAAAGCCCCCTTTCTTTTTGTCCAGGAATAACTGTGATAAGTAAAGCCCTTGGGTATTTACCCTTGGGCTATTTGCTATTGAACTTCCCACCCATTGGTATCTATTTGCTGCCACCATGAGTATTGGGAGCGGTCGAGCCAGTAATGAATTTGCTCCCACGTCCAATATTTGGGGAAGTAGATAGTTGTCATACCTTACTTGTATTCAGGGTTCTGCTGCTGCCACTGTTTAGCGGCCTCAATCCACGCCTCAGGATGGATGGGGCTATTTGCCATAGTGCGCCGAATGAGGGTGTCATTCTTAATCACGTCCTTGGCGTAGCGTGAAATAGCTTCCATGACGAAAGCCTGATTGATACAGAGTTGCTGAAGGTTCGGCCCCCTGTTCATGTAGTGGGTGACCTTCTGAATATTTGTCGCTCGTGTCTTTCCTGCCATAGTGTTATTAAGGTATCAGGAACTCACAGATTTGTCAAGCCCTGTATCACTCAAAATCACTTCGAGCATTTCAATAGCTTCCTCGGCAGTGGGGCCAGCATCCTTGTCAATGGTAACAGAGTGAACCTCACTCGATTGAACCACTACGTCACCAATAGGGTTGACAACCTCTTCCACTACAACCATCCTTATTACGAATCGACGTTTCATAAATTAATGAAGTGAGAAGCAATTACTTTTTTTGCTAGTCTGTGTAGCTACTCTCGGCCTGATGTGCGGTCGGATTGTATCCCCTGAGGGAAGTCCTTAGGCAACGGCTCTCAAAGAACAGACGGGTTAAACGCACTCAACGTGCTATCCCCCTCACTTCAAAATCACTTTATCACAACCACTGGATTTGTCAAGCCCTATTCGGGCGAATTGATTGTGATTGAACCAATCTTGTCCTGCTGTCCATCCACCATCGCCCGCATCCAGTCGATTGCGGGGTCTAGCGTGGCCTGTTTACTTGTCACAGTCTTCACGCCACCAGTCAGGAGTTTCCCTTGTCTTGCGATGATGATTACTTCGAACATGGGGACACTCTATCAGAGTGCCCGCACGTTGTCAAGCCCTTAATGTGGGTTCGAGCCTGAGTCTTCGGCCCTTCTTAAAGATTGCCATCCTTATCAAGGGGAAGAATTCAAGCGTGTTCAGGGTGTAGAGAGTATCATAGGCAAAGCACTTCAACAGTTCCTCGCGTATCCTCTCTTCCTTAACAGTGTCAAGGCGACTCACGATGACCTCACTATTTAGGCAATCCTCAAGTTCACCATCGAACTCGAAGCCCTTCATAATGTGGAAGCGCAACGCCCGCAGAATCCTCAGGCCGTCCTCCTGTAGCCTGTCAGCGGCCCGCCCAACGCATCGAAGAACCTTATCGTGAATGTCCTTGACGCCATTGTGAGGGTCGTAGTAGGCGACACCATCGTAGGCAATGGCATTGACAGTGAAATCGCGACGTGCTAAGTCATCGTCAATGGTTCCAATCTCGACCGAATCAGGGTGACGCCCATCACTATAGGCTCCATCTTTACGGCACAAAACGTAGTCCACGCCACCATGTTCAGGGTGATTACCTCTGATAGTTAAGAACTCAGGCCGTTCCTGAAATATCTTAATACCTTTGACAAGTAAATCCTGGCGCATGGCATCGAATGAGGGTGCCTCAACAGCGAAGTCAATGTCCTTAGACTCCAGCCCCATTAGGCGGTCGCGCACGTATCCACCCACTTGATAGTATTTAATAGCTGCCATAGTTATCTGTTCCTTGCATCGCGCCCCTCAGGGCCAAACCATTTCTCTTTCGCTTCGTCCAATTCATCAGGCGTCCAGTGGCCCTCGACACTGACAATGCGTGGTTGGCTGTCAGAGCCACGCTCGATTGTTACGCAATCATTCCCTTTGATAACTAACAGGGAACCACCAAGGGTTCGAGTATGCATACGGATACCATATCACTTCGGAGCGATACTGTCAAGTAGTTTTCTTGTCATTGGGTTGGGCACCATCAAGGCTTCGTAGCCAAGTGGACTGGCAATCTTCTTGCCAATTCCACGCCAATGCTTCCACGCCTTATTCAGCCCCTTTTTACTGAGGGCATGGTATTGAAGTGCGCCCGTCAATTGGGTTATTACCGTTGACAGGTTTGTAGCCTCAGCTTCAGTCAGGGTAATTGTGACAGTCTTCATATTAACAAGAGCAGTCTGAGAATGCACAACCACAACGGCGGCAGACATGGCCCGCCTTACGTTCCTTGTCAAGCTTATCCTGATGCTGCTGCCAGTGGTCAGGGCAGGCGACACCAGCGAACAAGGGCCAGCCAGCGACCTCAGCTTTCTTCATTTCCTTACCGCAGGCCGAACACCTGTAGACCTCGCCACCCTTCCAAGTATTGTTAATCTTGATAGCTAACTCTTCGGGAGGCATGGCCCGTTCCTCTTCAGTCAGGAACCAATCAGTAGAACCACCAGATACCCACGCGTGAGTGTTGCGGCCCTCTTCCTGCCATACTACCACTTGACCTAGCCTAAATTCCTTGTGCATGTGACGACTCTAGCAGAGATTAGGATATTGTCAAGCCCTAATTATTCTCAGGGTTCTGATTCTTGTCAAAGGTAATACTGAAGTTGGGTGTAGTCACCCAGGCAGTCACATCCTCGCTCGTGGCCACCATTTCGCTTATTGACTCTTCCATAGTCTTGCAGAAGAATATACGCGAGTGACCGTTCCTGAGTAACATGGTGACGCGAACCCTGTATTTCAATTGCTCGCGCCAACCAAGCTTGTGAAACTCTTCCTCGGTGAGCATATCAGGATTCGACGACAGTTAAGCGGCCATTCTCACACTTCTTAAAGATTGAGTCAAGTGCAGCATCAAACTCCTTTTTGGGGAGAAGGGCGTGGCGGCGACGAATGATTTCTGTCGTTTTCGGGTCGCACGCAAGCACCTGTAGAATGTCCTTAATGATGTTTTCCTCTTGAGTAGTAAGTGTTCCGTTCATTGTGGATACACTCTACCACGCGCCCGAACGATTGTCAAGCCCTGTATGTAAGTTTTTTTCGCATAGCTGTCACACCTAACTTCGAGGAACCTTTGACAGTCTTGTTAGTGGCCGTGGTGCGCCAAGCTTGGCCAGGTTTTTTACGATACACCCTATTAGGGTTCGGCCCGCCAACATATACGTAGTCTACCCATTCATCATTGAATTTACCACGAGTTGATACCGCAATGTGAGTATTCATATTTCGCCCACTATACATTTTCCTCACTATTTGTCAAGGGAAAAGAAAAGGGGCCACACTCGTGACCCCACGCATGAACGACACAACGTATGTTACCGCAAAGTAGGAGGAATTCGGAACGCCTGTTCTTCTTTCCTCACGTTGGTGATTACGCACCAACAAAGCTTCGAGTCGCGAGGGAACCACTCACTGTTCTCAGGGGCAGTGTCGCCACCCTGATTTGTGGGCAGTGGGTTATACACCCTCAGATAGCCAGATTTGGCCATTTCACCAATCACAATGCCCTTGTGAATGGCTTTGATTTGCTCCCGCCCGCCTTCGGTATCTTTCTTGTAGACAACGACTTCGGTTCTACCGAGTATTACTGGTTGCCCCTCGGTATTCAGGGCCGCTAGTTTGTTCATTTCGATTATTAACGTATCAGGAAATTGACTACGAGTCAATCAGAAAGTTCGACGAAAGTTAAAACAATCAGCATCCTTTTGGAGACGGCCCGAATACTTCTTGCGCCCGCGCATGAACGTGATTGAATTACCTTTGACAGTTACTTCACTGGAGACAACGGTGCCAGTGAAAGTCTTGACGGTGTTCTCTTTCTGGTTATAGTAGAACATTCCGCCCTGCCCCACTTGGCAGTTCTCATCGAGTCCCTTGATTTCAGCCTCACTCAGGAGGCGATTGTGAGTCTCCATTTCGGCAGGGGTGACTTCGACCTTGCCATCAGGCGCGAAGATACCATGCCCTTGAAAGTTAAAGAGATAACCAACCAGACGGCCATCCTCTTCATTTACCAGTAACCCATTGTCGTTGCGTATTTTCATCGTGCGCCTACTGTAGCAGGGTTATCGCGAGTTGTCAACCAAATTATTCCTGAATGTAATAGGCGTAGAACATTTCGTTCTCTGACTCGTGGCGGAATGTCCAGACCGCCGTGCCATTGTTCGACGCCGTTGCAAAGTCAATGAAATACCACTCGCGCCCATTGATTGAACCAAACAGAACGCATGTGGCATTGCGCTTTGCCTTTTCCATTACCACCGTCACCTTGCCACCCTCGATTGTGGGCGCATTCAGTTGAGGTTTGTGGTTGTGTTCCTTGTCATTGGCATTCACGTTAACCAAAGCCATCAACAGGGCCGCTGCGAGGATAATTGATTTCATAATGGGTTTATTGTATCAGAGTTATTATGCGTTGTCAACAAGAATCCAGCCACCATCCCAAGGATTGCCATTTAGATACCATTGATAGTTATTCTGATGGATGCGAACATTGGGCAGGCCATTCAAACGTTCTTTGGTAGTGTTCGAACGCCACCCCGCATTGGTGATATACAGCCCCCGAGGATTGGTGCCCCTGAACTCAGCAATCTTATTGCCGTGCAGATACAGGGCTTGTCCATCGGTGCTGGTATTGCCAACCGTTTTCTTTTCGCCCGCTAAGAATGCGGCCACTACTTGTTTGGTAACTTTACGCATAGTCTTATTGACGTATATACTGCCTGACTCTCTTCGAATAGTCAAGAGCTATTTTCTTATTTTTTAGTGCGCGAGGGCCAGCGTTGTGTAGGCGTGCAAGAGTGTCATAGTCTTTCCTGGCAACCGCTTGGGGCGCATAGCGTTGCATGTAAGCCTTGACAACCTTTATCGAGTAGTCTAGCTTCGCGCAATCCTCATATTTGCCCGCCACGCCAGAATCCTGCCAGTAGTCGCGGTGTATTTGGAGAGGGCCAAGGGCGCGGCCATTGTCACCCCTGATAGGGCCAAGCCTGCCAGAGGTTTCGACCATGTGAATAGCCTTGACAAGCTTCGCATCAGCGGCAAAGCATGACAGGCAAGCCAAGAGTTCGATAACTATCAGAGTTATTAACAGGCATGGGATTCGAATTGATTTCATTGCTGACTCTTATATCAGGGTTATTACGCGAGGTCAAGAAAAAAGAGTGGCCCTTGCGAGCCACCCTATTTTGCCTTTACTCTTCGGTCTTGTCACCTATCGCGAATATGCCGATGACAAGTAAGAGCAAGAATATGATTCCGAACATCACTTGCCCCCTTTCTTCTGATTCTTTTGGTATTGCCATGCTCGGCTTGCCTCAGTCTTCGGAGGCTGAGTTCCATGAACCAGAAGGGCAAAGGACTTGTCACCTTGCCACGCGTGAGAATCGTCGTGGTCAATTTCCAGACCAAGCTCTTTTGCCTCCCGCTCCCATAGGACAACCCGAACATATTTCAGCTTATGCTGCTCTATCAGATTGTCAAACTTGCCACCGTATGAGGCATTAAGCTTGAAGTTGCTAGGTATCTTCCCTAGCCGTTTAATCCAAAAGGGCAAAGCTTTGGTATAGGCGTAGAACGTGCGTTCAGGGTGACGCTTGGCGACTTCCAGCCACGCATCGAAATACGCTTGAGAGAAGAAATCCCCTGCGGAATGAATGCGATACACCAAGCCCAAGGGCAGGTTAATATCAATCAGTTCAACCATTTCCGCTTTGGTGCGGCCTTTCAGGGTATCGTAGTTCTCCCATCGTTTCTCGCGTGCGCCCCTGTAAACCAGTTCCATGCTGGCGGCGTAGCAACGAAAGATAGTATCAGGGCCATCTTTCAGGCTCGAACCATCCCGTTCAGCTTTCGCAAAGCATTGCTTGGCAAAAGGGCACGTATGGCCAGCGGGCAAGTCGAATATCACTTGGCCCTGAGTTAATTTCCTGTTACCAAATCCGAATCGTAACATACCTGTGACAGTTAAGAGAGTATCAGAATACATGGGATTGTCAAGCTGCCTCTTCTGCGCGGCCAAGAGTGCCAAGGGTAAACTCGTTCAGAGACACCCTGACATGAACATCGGCGAACATTGTATTAGCTGACAGTGTTTCCCACATCTTACGGCTAGCGTAAAGCTTGGCCCGCGCCTCATTGTCCTTGAACAGATTCAGGCCACGATTGAACCAATAGCGATTCATCAGCTTTTCACTGCTCCAGAACGTCGCAATGTCTTTGCGTTCATTCTGATAGGAAAGCAGACCGTTGGTTGCGCCGAAATTAAAGAACCCGTTAAACGCGAGTTCGATTTGTTCCTGAGGGCCTGAGAGAATAATCAGGCAATTGCTGCCATTCGATTGATAACCTAGTGTAACATCCAATTTGCTATAGGGCTTCATTGCCGACGATTAAATCAGAGTTACCCTGACATGGCAATAAGAAAATGAAAAAAGATTAAACTTTTTCCAGCACTTCGCCTATTGACAAAACCTGGCGGGTATGCTACAATGCGCCCGCCGTTGTGTAAGTTATTGTCCCTTAAAGAAGTTAAGAAGATTCCCCACGGTAACCTTGATAAGCTCGAAGACGAAGGGGACGACAACGGCAATGCCTGCCACAATTATCTTGACATTGCGCTTGAATGTGACAACCTCTTCTATTTGGGTTGCCTGCGATTTGACGGTCGTTTTGAGGTCGTTTACATCGCGTCGAAGCTGGCGAGACTCTTCTAGAAGTCCTACAGAGTCCTTATCTAGCCCTCCAAGAAGGGCCACAAAGATTTTATTTTGAGTGTCCTTAATCTCTGTGATAGACTTCTCAAGTTGTGCTAGGCGTGCGTCATCCATGCCTATATTTACACCCAAAAAAAGCCTAAGAAATGTTATTTGGAAAAGTTATAATATTCCCACGGCGACAGGGTAGGGTGTAGAAAAAGCGAGGGCCACACTCGTGGCCCCCTGTAGCTCACGTCAGATTGTTATGAAATGACACGCTTGCTACGAAATTGTGGTTGGTTCAGGAGGCTCCTGAGGTATTCCAAGCCCTTGGCAGTTATCTCGCGGCCCGCCGTAGTGATTTGCATCAGACCATGCTTCTGGAGATACATTTCATAGTCTTTCTGCAACGCATCTTTGGTCAGAGTAGTGCGAGCGGCCAAGTTGGTGAGGGACGTTCCCTGAGGGCGGTCGGCCAGTATCTTAAGGACTTGAATCTCGGTAGGGTTCAGGCCCAAGGGGTAAATATCGAGGGAGAACTTCAGGTTTTCCCATTCCTTGCGCCCGAACGTATGTCCACCCTTCAGGCCCGTCAGGATAATCTCGGCCATATTCTGTGCCTGACGTGCGTTACCCCTCAGAACAGTGGCCATTTCAGACAGAACACCATCCTTGAATGTCACATCCTTGGCCCCAAGCTGGATAATACGCTCCATTTGGTCAGGGGTGTATTCCTCAAGGTCAATGGGCTGGAGACGGTCTTTGAGAGTATCCAGAAGCTTCTGAGGTTCGCTGGTAGCGAAGATGAACGTATGGAGTCGGAAGTCGAACGTCAACTCATACTCATCATAGATATAGGTGTTGCGCCCTTCCCGATTAGGGTTAAGCATGACAAGTAAGGCGTCTTCCATGTCCTGAGGCATCGAGTGCGCCTCATCGAGGAAGAGTGTCATGGCTTTGTTAGGAACATCGTGCTTAATGATGAACCCATTGATGAACTGGTCAAGGTTCTTGATGCGCGAGCATTCTACAGGTAGAAAGCCCTTGATTAGCGGGCGGTCAGGTTTCTTTTCGTTGGCGACTGGCTTGTTCCCTTCGAAGACGATAAGGTGTTTGCCAATTTCCTTAGCTATGGTAGTCTTCCCCATCCCACGCGCCCCGCGCAATAGGAAGTTTGGACTCCTGCCTGTTGCCCACTGCCCTTCTAGGAAGTAAGAGATTTGTTTCTTGGCGCGTTCTTGCCCAACAATCTCTTTGAAAAGCTCCTTCTTAAGAGTGTCGAATTTCATAACGCGACTAACTTACCCTAGTATTGCACCAATGTCAAATTTTATTTTAATTTATTATCGCCCCAAGTGGAGAGGGCACGCGGCCCTCCCCACGATACCCTTATCTACGAGGCATACTGACTATACTTGAAAGTATAGGGGTCATTGGCGAAGTATTCAGGGTCGTTGTAAAACAACTCTGATTGCCTGTTGACCTCACGCTCGAACTCCTTGAATTCACGCGTAGTATGTTCAGCATCAGCCGCGATTACGTCGCGGGAACGCTGGTCTAGGTTCTGCCACACACGGCGCGACACGCGGCGGTGGATTGTCCAGTAGTGTAGTGATTTTCTCAACTCACATGGTAGCGATTAACTGTGTTTTGTGTTTTGGTTTAGTCGTTGAAGTCAATCACCTTACTGGCTACCTCAGTCTCAGGTGACAAACCGTCAATCGACTTTGTTAGTTTCTGAACAGGCTTCGTAGCCTTATCAGGAAAGTATAGTTCCATTTGCTTGCGGCTTACCTTAATAGGCGTGCTAGGGTCACTGAACTTGGCGTTCAATTCCCCAAGAGTCACCACAATAAAGCTGAAGGAACCATGCGTTCGGCCCGCTCCTGGACGCTTAATGTCAGTCTTCGGAATCTTCTGAGCCATAATCTGTTTGTATTCGAAATTTGATTTTAGGTCAAGGACTTTCCCTGACTAATATGAACCTACCACACCTTTGATGCTCAGTCAATAATATATTTAATTATATTATAGCTCCTGCTCAGACTCAGCCAGTGCGATTACCTGTGACACGAATTCGTTAACCTCCACATCCTTCAGGGTGGGATTAGCCTTGACAGTCATCACCCTCGCCTGCATTCCCTCTGATAGTTTTTCAAAGAGTTGCTTATGGGCACGCTCATACCTGTAGGCCATCGAAGGCTCTGGCGTGTTATTTGGCGGCTGCGCGATTTGTGGGGCTTTGCTCATGCCCCTACAGACAACAAATATTTGGGAAAATTCAAAAAAACGGGGCCACACTCGTGGCCCCTCGCAACTATGGAACGTCCTGTCAGTCAAAACGCCCCTCTAACGCACTCAATATAAGCCACTTGCTGCTCAGAGGCAACCCTGAACATTTCTTGGGGGATTCCCCCATAATTTTGCTTGCTCCCTAATCAAATCCGTGCATAATCATCACCATCAGCCACCGATAGAGGATTGCTAAAGGTGCGAAGCTGTTAGTTAGCAAACAGAGAAGAGTAGTTATGTCAGTTCAAGCCCAAACAAACGAAGGTGACAAGATTGAGTCGTTCCGTCAGTTGCTCAGTGTGATAACCAACAACACCAAGTTGGAATACGAAGGCAAAAAGGCGAAGACAGGCGTCGAGGGTGACCTCATTAAAAAGAATTTGGCCCTGCTTCTTGGTCGTAATCCGACCGCCCAAGAGTTGGCCCGAGCGAAGCAATACGCATAGGCTACGCGAAAAAGGGGCGGGGGATTTCTCCCCTCGCCCCTGTGCTCAGGACTGGTTACGATTGTTTCCCGCCCCGCTTCTCTTCAATCTCGTCATTGAGCGAGAGACGCGCCTGTGCGTGGATGGCTGTGTAGACCAGCTTGCGCTTGCCTGCCACGTTCGGGTTTCCACCCTGCCCTTCGACTTGTTCCATCAACTCGGCCACGAGAATGGAGCCATATTTGTCGAAGAACGCGAACGGGTCAGTCTTCCAACCAACCTTGTCGCCACGATAAACGACGAGGGCGCGAAGTGACGCAAGCAGTGGGAAGATGAAGCCCGCAGGAATCTTGAACATGGAGTCCATGCCAGTCAAATCCAGCTTGTAGGGCTTCGGTTCGTTCACGTAGCTCGTCACACCCTGACGGCGACCCAAGCGAGCCTTGGGACGGCCAGCCTCATACGCCTTGTCGAAATTGGCGTAGATGTAGTCATGGAGGCGCAGAATGTCAGGGATGAGTGGGGTGAGGCGTTTGTAGCCTTCCAGAACATCCTTGTCCTGCAACCGTGTATCCATGCGGCCCTTGTTCGCATACGCGATGACTGGCGCACGTTCGCCGCCCGCATCACGCTTGTCGAACTCAGGGTGAAACAGAGTGACAATCGAGAGAACATCAAGGACGGTAATGTTCTTGCCACTGTTTTCCTCGTAGCCGATTTTGCCCTTGAATTCGGACTTGTCGTCTTCGAGAATATCCTTGAGCCAGTCGTATTCTTGGCGGAAGTCAGCCATCGACCAACCCCTGACTTGGCGCGAGGTATTGCGACCTTCGACCAAATCCGCGATACGAGTCCTGTCTTGAAGGCCCGTCCACACTTCCAAGTGGATGCGCCCGCTTTTCAGCACTTCAGGGAGTTTTTCGTAAACGTCCCCATTGCCACCCAAACTTTCGATGAACGACTTGTAGTCGGCGTCTTTCTTCTCAGTGAGGGTGCGTGCCAGTTCAGTCTGCACTTTCGCCAACACCGCATCAGTGGTTGCACCATCAGCGAGGCCCTGATTGTCAGAGTCAACAATCGTAATCTCGCACATCTGCGTCTTCGGGTCGTAGTTGACCGATTCAGCGATGATTGTGGAGCCACGATTGGCCAAGTGGAAGTTCTCAGGCTTATTGAGAATGGTGTCCTCAATTTCCTTGGCAACCTTCCCCTTCAGGCATTCAGGGTCATGTGAACGAGGGTTCACACCATCAGGCAGGACGCGCCCCATCCATTCACCCAACGTAGGGTAAACATGATAGATAACGTCTGGTTTCCGTCGCAGGTCTGCTGAAGGAACCTCCAGCTTCCTGAAACAATCCTTATGGACGCGGAACCGAACCACCGTTGGCTTGCGCCCCGAAATGTCCCTGTTTGGAGAAGGGATAATTGGGGGTTTGACCTTGGGGGCCGCTGCTGCTGTTTTTGCTGCTGGTGCAGGAGCTACTGCTACCCCACCACCTGTTTCTTCTGTTTTTGTTGGCATACTATCTACTGTTTTTGTTTTGGAACCTTAGTTCCTTTTCAGTCATCGGGACTTCCGATTGACGTGGACAATATATAGATATATATAAAAATTCACAATAGGGGCGCACCCTGATTTGTAGTATGAGGGAAAGCGATATGGGCAACAAAAAAGGCCACGTAAGAGTGGCCCTTTACTTAGTTGTCATTGTTATTCTTGGATTTAGCGACCGCCCGCCTCCCTATATGCACGATACTTACGCACTTCACCCACATACCAGTTCAACACAATGGGTATAGACCAGATAGTAACGATGATAGTTATGGGATGCCCCACAAAAAAGATTATCATCATTAACACCGATGCAGTGAGGCCGAACAGTAGTTTTGCTGTATTTGGTGGTTTCATGTTATTTGTCATATTTAACGAAAAGGGGCCAAAATCAGTGAAAATGGCCCAAATTCTTCATTTTTGTTTGTTATTGCTGTGTTTGTGATTTGCGTTCAACCAGCCTAGTTTCCAGAGGTTATGGTCGTTCGTCCCTTCCACGTAGCGGTTACCAATCAAGGGCGCACCACGACGAAACGCTTCCTCCCCCTCCAGAGCTACCTGCTGCTCATGTGTCAAGGGTTTTCTCATATTTTCTCCAGTTTCCATCCTTACTGGTCAGTCGTAGCATGGTATTGTAGGGTTGTCAAGGATAATATATCTTTTTTTATTATGGCGTTATTTGGGGAGAGA